TGGACCTAGAGCATTAGGAAACCGTAGCTTATTAGCCAATCCTATATATGATATTAAAGATACTGTGAACAAAGTAAAGCGAAGACAAAAGTTTAGACCTTTCGCCCCTGCTATTCTAGAAGAGTTTGCCGATGAATTTTTTGAAGGACCAATGAATGAATATATGCAGTATGTTGCCAAGGCAAAACATGACTATAAAAGTGTGACTCATGTTGATGGAACTGCTCGTGTACAGATAGTTAAAAAAGATTGTAAGTCTGTTATTAGACCTATACTAGAAGAATTTTATGAACTTAGTGGTGTGCCTATGCTATTAAACACTTCTCTAAATGTTAGAGGTATGCCCATGTGTAATCACAAGTATGACGGTATTCTTTTTGAAAACAAATATAATGTAAAGGTTTTTCAATGATACTTTTTAATGGATGTAGCTTCACTTATGGTGAAATAGCGAGAAATAAGTTAAAATTGCGAGGGGCAGATGAAGAAATATTTATAGTTAAAAAAACATATTCACAGTTTTTAGGAGATGAGTTAAATACAAAAACCTCTAATATTTCAATGAGTGGGAAAGATAATTTAACCATGATCAGTGATCTAATTACTATGTTGACGTGGGAAAAAACATTAGAAGAAAAAATAGACATAATCGTAATACAACCTACAGATTTTTTTAGACACAATCTACCTTCATATGCTTTTAAAAAAGATCACAGGATAAATGATCTAGAGTCTCAAATATTATTCACTTTACCCGGGCAAAGATCAACGTTGAACGTTGCATACAAGTATGCAAAACTAATGGTACACAGTGCTTTTATGAGACATAAGGAATATTTTGAAAACGATAGAGCCTTTCGTATTGTGCAAGATGGAATAGAAGATGTATTCGTTGGAGATGCATCTCAAACATGGATGAAATACCAATGGTGTCAAAAACTTATGCACCTACAATTATTGTGTGAAATAAAAAAGATAAAACTTGTGATAATGAATTACTATGCAATAGGAGAAGAGTTCAAAGAAGATCTATTATTTAAAGAAATAAACCTAGATAACTTTATTATAGAAGACCCCTTTAAGTTTGGGATGTACAGCAAATTAGAACAAAAAGCATTTACTAAAGCAGANGATGGTTTTCATTGGGANATAGATGCTCANAAATATCAAGCAGACATAATAGAAGATTTTATAAAATATAATACCAAAATTAAAGTAAGATCCGACACAGAATTGTATACATACACAGAAATATATGATTATACTATGTAAGATTTTTAAAAATAAAAAAAATATATTTTTACACATATATGGTATTGTGTAATCTGAAAAATACTATATAATACACCAATAAGATACAAACACTAATTCGACTGCTAGTTATACGGACTAGCGGTGCCGACAATTATTCACTAAACGAGGTGCTAGATGCTCAAGCTTGTCAACAACAATAGAGATAGGGATACAAGGAATCTCATGTCCGAAACTAAATTCTACGAAGGATATAGTAGGTGGGATGATACAAAAGAACGTTATGAAAGTTGGGACGATTCAGTCTCACGTGTTATGGAAATGCACAGAGATTTCTACGAAGAGAAGATGAGTCCTGAACTCGCTCTATTAATAGATGAAGCAGAAGCATCATATAAGTTGAAGTATGCGCTAGGCGCACAGAGAGCATTACAGTTTGGTGGAGACCAGTTATTGAAGCACATGATGCGGATGTACAACTGCACTTCAACGTATGCTGACCGCCCACGATTTTTCTCAGAGTTGTTCTACGTGCTTCTCTGTGGCGCAGGGGCTGGTTTCTCAGTGCAAAAGCATCATGCCGACAAAATGCCAGATATAGCAGAACGTAAGAAGCAAGCAAAGGGTTGGGTAGTAGAAGACTCTATTGAAGGATGGGCTGATGCTCTTGGAGCACTAATGTCATCATACTTTGTTGGTGGTGGACAGTTCCCTGAGATGGAAGGCCGTAAGGTATATTTCGATCTTACTCATGTGCGTCCAAAGGGTGCTATGATTAATGGTGGATTTAAAGCCCCCGGTCCAGAGCCATTGCGTAGAGCATTAGATAAGATTGAACATCTTATTCAATCACAAGTTCTAAATGGTGCTACTCGCCTAAAGCCTATTCACATTTACGATATAGCAATGCATGGTTCAGATGCAGTGTTGGCTGGTGGTGTAAGACGATCCGCAACGATCTGCTTGTTCAGTGTAGACGATGAAGAAATGATTAGTGCTAAAACAGGTAACTGGTTTGTTGATAATCCACAGCGTGGACGTTCTAACAACTCAGCGGTTATTGTACGAGATGAGATCAAGCGTGAAGACTTTAGAGATATCATGCAGTCCATCAAAGAGTTTGGAGAGCCCGGTTTCTTCTTTGTAGATGACAAAGATATTACTACTAACCCATGTGTCGAGATTGGAATGTTTCCACAGATAGATGGAGAGAGTGGTTGGCAGGGATGTAACTTAACAGAGATCAATGGCTCTAAGTGTACATCTAAAGAAGAGTTCTTTAAGGCGTGTAGAACAGGCGCTATTATGGGAACGCTTCAAGCTGGTTATACTGATTTCAAATACCTAACAGAAACAAGTAAAAAAATATTTGAGCGTGAAGCATTGTTAGGTGTGTCGGTCACAGGTTGGATGAATAACCCAGAAGTATTGCTGGATGCAGAAGTTCAGCGTGAAGGCGCAGAGATTGTTAAGAAAGTTAACAAAGAGGTTGCTAAACTTATTGGTATTAATGCCGCCGCCAGAACCACGTGTGTAAAGCCATCTGGTAACGCTTCAGTTCTTTTACAAACAGCATCTGGTATTCATGGTGAGCATAGCCCACGCTACATTCGCCATATTCAACTTAACAAAGATACTGAGGTTGGACAGTTAATAGCAAAAACTAATCCATACATGGTTGAAGAGTCTGTATGGTCATCTAACAACACTGATTACTGTGTAGGTTTCCCAATCATTTCACCTAAGGGTTCTTTGTATCGGGAAGACTTGTATGCAACAGAGTTGTTGGAAAAAGTTAAGCTGGTTCAAAATAATTGGGTAGAGGCTGGCACAAATGTTGAGTTATGCGCTAACCCAAAGACACGTCACAATGTATCCAACACTGTAACAGTAATGCCGCATCAATGGTCTGAGATCGAAGACTATGTTTTCGAAAACCGTCATAGCTTTGCTGGTATTAGTTTCTTGGCTGGTATGGGCGATAAAGACTTTGCACAGGCTCCAATGACAGAAGTATTGTCAGAGAAAGAAATTGTGGAAAAGTATGGTAAGGCCGCATTGTTTGCGTCAGGTCTTATCGTAGATACTCGCAAGGCTGGATTCCGTGACTTGTGGGAAGCTACAATGGTAGCTCAAACTCCACCTGAGTATCTTGGCGAAGTGTCGGATCAACGTGCTGAATGGCTACGTAGATTTAATAAGTTTGCTGATAACTACTTCATGAACGATTTGAAAGAGACGGAGTATTGCCTTAAGGATGTTTTCCTTCTACACAAGTGGGAGAAGATCCAGCAAAACATTAAGCCAATAGACTTTGTTGGGGAGCTTGCTGAGAAGAGGTTCACTGACATAGACACTATGGGTGCGATTGCTTGCCAAGGTGGTGCTTGTGAAATAACCTTTTAAGGAGTAAGACATGGAAGAAGAATATTGGGCAGAGTGTATTGCTTGCGAAACTGAGACACAAGTATTAGTTGTGGATAGTGAAGAGGTTCCTCAATATTGTCCGATGTGCGGGTCTCCCTTGTACTTTGAACAACTAGAAGATTGATTATAAATAGTCCCATGTAATAGTGGGGCTATTTTTTTATGTGGTATTATGATGATGAAGTGTTTGATGAAACACCAGAAGAGTATCAAGGATTTGTGTATCAGATAACTGAGTTAGATACTGGTATGAAATACATTGGCAAGAAGTTCTTTTGGAAGCCAAAGAAGCTCCCTATCACTAGGACACGTAAGAGAGCCATTAGGAGCCGTTCTGAGAGCGATTGGCGTAAATACTATGGCAGTAGCACCGAAGTAAAAATGCTAGTGGAAACTAAAGGGGCAGAAAACTTTAGAAGAGAGATACTAAGACTCTGCAAGACAAAGGGCTTATGCTCATACTATGAAATGAAATATCAGATAGAAAGAGACGTTCTCTTAAAACCTGACGAATATTATAATGCATTTATTGGAGGAAAAATACACCGTAAACATATACTGGGGAAATAAAATGCAAAATGAATATGACGTAGTAGTAATCAAGGTTCTAGATGGAGACACAGTAGATGTTGATATCGATCTAGGATTTGGTGTTTGTCTTAAAGATGAACGAGTAAGGATCATGGGTATTGATACACCTGAGTCAAGAACATCTGATAAGGTAGAAGATCTATTTGGCGAAGCGGCAAAGGCTCGACTGATAGAACTTATGAAAGATGGCGGTAAACTAATCACAACAGAAGATAGACATGGCGAAGACATGAAGGGTAAGTTTGGACGTATCCTTGGAGACTTTCGTGTACCTGATGGACGTAAGGTCACAGAGATCTTAACTGAAGAAGGACATTGTGTTCCATACTCTGGTGGATCTAAAGAAGATACTATAGCGGCACATGAGGTTAATAGACAACGACTACTTGAAGAAGGTGTTGTTGACAAAGCTGAGTATGCTAAACAGGTAATCTTAATGGCTGAGAGGCAACAACATTTAAATGAAGATCCTCATGATGGATAAAAAAGGGGTTGACGAATCGTCAGATTAGTATATAATAAACTAAAGGTTTTTGAGGTGGATAGTATATCCATATTATATTAGGAGTAAGACCAGTGATTTTGATTGATTATAATGCTGTAGCTATCGGAAGTGTGATACTACAGAAAGATGAGATGAATGAGGATTTGTTTAGGCATCTCATCTTAAACAACGTAAGAATGTATCGTAATAAGTTTAAAGACAAATACGGTGAGATAGTTGTGTGTGGTGATGGCAGAAAGAACTGGCGTAAAGAATACTTCCCTAA